AAATGACACTCCGTATGAATATGCTTCGGAATGTCCATTTTTAATTAGCTTTGCAATATCGCTCTTTAGTTTTTTTTTGACTCTTCTTGTTCTTCTTCTGTAGGCTCTACATAAGTTCCATCATCAATCATAGTTTGAATCTGCTCTCGTAGCTTCGGGTATGTAAAATCAACAACTGCTGTATAAAGGTCAATAGCTGTTTGCTCACCAAGTTTCATCACTTGCTCTTCTGTGAGTCCTGCATCAATCAGACCGTTCTTTGGAGTATCAAAGTCTCTATCTTCATTACACTTGTCTCTGTACATAATAGTGAACTCATTTAAGTGGATTACTCCACCTAGTGCTTCAACGTCTACTTCTAGTCTCTTTGTGGGAAATTTCATCATCTTTAAATGCCTTTTTATTGTTTTATCACAAAAACCCACTGTATGTCGTGGGTTTCAGTCATTTAACAAGCACTTGAGTCAAGTTCAATAATGTCTAGGTAATCTGAAAGAACACCATTATCAACACCATCAACCATAGCTGAACCAGTAAATGATAAAGTTGCAATATCTTCACCCTTAATAGAGAAATCTCCATCTTGAGTAATAGATAACTTCTTAAAGATGTACTTGAAGTTGTTTCCAGTCTGTGAAGCTGTAACAACTGTAAATCTACCAAGAAGTGCTGACTCTTTCATTGTAGCAGACGTTTTAATACTCTGTGCAGGAACATCGCCAACTGTAAGGTCAAGACCTGCTCCATCAACAATAGAACCACCAACAATGATTTCCAAGAACCCTGCTTTAGAATCAAACGTATAGTCTGTTCCCTCTACATAAGTAGTTGTATCAGTCGCATCTTTTACGATAAGACCAGTACCATTAAGAATACCAATATCAACAATGTACCCTGCCATTACTTCTGTACCTGCAATAACAATAGCTTTGTCTGTCTCTGCTGTTTGAGTAGTATTAACGATTGTTCCTAAGAACGCTCTGTTTTGCATATCAATAGTAATCTCTGAAGTAGAGAATTTAATCTCTGCTGACTTCTTAGACGGGTATCTTGCATCAAGTAGAGTTGTACAACCCTCTGTATCGTAATGCTCTTTCCAGTCTACTGAAGTTGAAAATGAAAGACCATCTGTTTTACCAAAGTACATAATATTGTCGTATGTACCATCCGAATTTAACTTTTCAAAGTAGAGTTTACCACCACCCGTAAAAATACTGTTTTTTGCCATCTTTTATCCCTTATGATAATTTTGGGTATATCGTTGCTTGTACATATAAATAATCAATCGTCATATTTCCACCTTGAACATTTATGTCACTCTTCAAAAATCTAAGTTCCATTTCGTGTTCTGCTGAATATTTAACAATAGAATTTACAAGCTCTTCGTTACCCTCTTTAGTTTGGATTACAAAAGTAACCTCTCTCTGAAGTTGTCTCGGCTTCTGTTCACGATAAGCTATAAAAACTGCTGATACGTCATCCGTATCTTTTGCAAGTTTCAAGAGAATATCTTTCACTTCTGCTTCGGTGCAATACATAATGTCTGCCATCACTCCATACCTCGTTGTGTAATCACGTTAAAGATGAGATTTTGTTCATCGGGCATAAAATCAACAACACCATACTTTTCACCACCTATCAGAAAATAACCATCTGTAGATAGGTCAGGCAGGGAAGAGACCTTAACCACTAATTTTCTCAACATAGAATCTCCTAAGTCACTCTCTTCATCAAAGAATTGAACAACTACAGAGGTGGACGTTGCACCAAGATAGTATTTAACTTCTTGAGCAAATTCATCCACATTAAAGAATGTGTCCAAGTCTAGCTCTAGGCTATTCTTGAATGTCATCTTTTTCTACTTTTTTAACTTTTGGTTTTTGAGCCTTTACAACCTGAACAGATGTAAGTGGCTCTAAACCTTTTAATTCCTCTTTTGTGACTTCAATCTCGTCACCTTTTTGGAACGTGCCTTTAGAAGTGATAGTAGTCGCTAAAAACTTAACTTTTGCCATACTATGCTCCTAGTTTTACGTTTACCGTACCTGCAACTGCACCTGCTTTTTCGGTAACTGCATATCCAATAAGTTGGTTTGATGTTGCAACTGTTGTAGCTTCAACTCCACCAACATTATCAAGATAAATTTTAGCTCCCAATGCAATAGTGTCTGCTGTAGTTGCTGTAAACTCAAATACACCCTCTAGCTGAAGTGCTACTGATTCACCGATACTTGCATCTGCTGAAGCAATACCTACTCTTGTACCAAAATCAATAGGGTCTCCACCCATAACGTCTGCTGATACAGTAATATCTACTACATCGCCTTTTTGTACTAATCTCGCTGTTTTTGCCATTTTATACTCCTTGTATTAATGTTGAGAGAGAGGTTATCCCCTCTCCTCCTTAGTTACCTTTAACAAGACCTCTAAAGTCTTGAGCCATAACACCAAAGTCAAAGATACCTTCAAATGAAGTGTTAGACAATGCGTTTCTATCAACCTGAAGAAGTGGTCTACGTCCAGTACCTGCAAGATAACCTGCTTTGATAGTACGTCTACCTGCAACCAAGTACCATTCTGTTGGTGCTAATTGACCTGAAACGATAACTTGTACTGAACCTTTAAATGGATTTACAACACCACCATTTTTGTTATCAGTTACGTTACCCATAGAGTTAAGCAAGATATACGCTTTAGTCTCAAGTTCGGCAGGAACAATAAGATATTTAGGTGCAATATTAGCTCTTGTTTTACCATTTGCCATCAACTGCTGTCTCATTTTCAAGATACCTGCTTCAAGAGCATCACCATTTGCGTCAAATGCTGTACCAAGAATGTTTTTGTGGTCTGCGTGGAAAATTGACTTGCCATCTGCCATCTTGTAACCTGCTTGGTCTCCCTGCTTTCTAAGTAGGTCATAAACCATACCCTCTGCCAAGTTTCCTGCTCTTTCAGTAAGACCTGATAGCATATTTGTAAATGCGTTAAGGTCATCGTTTACAATCATTTTTCTTGTGATTGTGAACTTGTTACCGTAAGTATCAATAGCCCATCTTTCTGCTTGTTCACCAACTTCAACTTCTTTCAACTCACCATTTTCAAGCACTTTGTCAAGTTTACCACCTGCTGTCTGCTGTGTAATGTCTGTGTTCTGTCTGAAGTCTGCAACATCCTCTTCTTGAATCCACATTTTGTAAGTCTGCTCTTCTTTTGCAAAATCTTCAAGAATTTTTCTGTTTCCTGACTCAAGCAATAGAAGTGGAAAGTCTGTAGTTACCATAGCTCTTGAAGCTACATCAACATTTGACATTTCAAAGTTTGAAGTGTTACCAGTGATAGCTCTTGCAACGTCAGAGAATTTCGCTGAACGGAAAGCATTATCTTTAAGGTCTACATCAACACCCATTCTACTTGCCATTACATCGCCTAGTTGAGATAGCATCGCTTCTCTGTTTGGAGTTGTACCAACTTGTACTGTAGGAGTCTCTTTTGCTTTTTCATCAAGGATAGCTCTTGCAAACTTGTTCCCGTCCATAGCTTTATCTTCAATAGCTCTGTTAAGTGTCTCTTCAGAAGCACCATACATAGTAGCAAGGTCTTTTAGGTCTGCAACTCTTTTAAGCTCTTTGTTTTCTGCTCTCATAGCTTCCATTTCGGCTCTATCAGAAGCTTCTTGTTTAGCTCTCTCTTTTTCTGCTGACAACTCTGCTCTTACTTGTGTTAATTCAAGTTCCTGCTCTGAAGTTCTCTTTGCCATAGCTTCTAGCTTTGCTAGTCTCTCTTTTAATGTCATATCTTACTCCTTGTTTGTGATACCAAAAAATTGTTCAAGTTCTTCAACCTTTGCAATTAATTGTTCATCGTCTGTTTCTGAATTACGTTGATTTTTCGCACCTGAATCAAAACCGATACCAACTGCTGATACTTCAAAAATATCATAGTCTGTAACAGTTACTACATCCTGCTCACCATCACGCTCTTCTACCTCATACTTGTTGATTCTGTAACCAATGGAAACGTCAGTTAGGATTCCCTCATTGTATTTGCGATAAATACTCTGTTCGTCCTCCCCTGACCCAAAAGTTACATCACCCTTGATAGTACCACCATCCACTCTCACATTTTCAATCCGTCCAATGGCACTATCAACAGACCTATCGTGGTCTTTGAAAAATGTGTTAAGGCTCTCTGTTGAGCCACCGTTTACATCAAGTCTCTCTTCATAAGTATCACCTGACCACCAATCCATTCTTGTACCACCATTATCTTCAGATACAAAGATAAATGATAGCTTAGAAGTAGACTCGTCATCTGCTCTACCTAAAAAGGTTGCTTGTCTGTAATGTGTTTCGCCATTTAAAGCGTTTCTTTTTTCTAACATCTTTTTTCCTTATTCTGAATTATAT